GTAGACTGCCGACCTAAAAAAAGGGCCTCGCTACGCTTACCTTTGCTGCTATTGCACCTGCGACAACATGCAACAAGATTGTCCAAATCATCAGTTCCACCTAGCACTCGTGGTTGTATATGATCCACTTCATTAGCTGCTTCACCACAATACGCACAGATATAGCAGTCTCGTCTAAGCACCAACAACCTCTGTTGTTTCCACTTGTAACTGCCTAGATGCTTACTACCCATTAGTGCCAGCCCTTTATCTTAAATGCGTTAAGTGCATTACATAATCCATTATAGCGATTGTTAGCGTATTTAATACCCCACTTAACCTGCTCTATTGGATCAGCAGTCTTAAGCCATATAGACCTACCTTGTGGTATCCCATAGTGTGGGCCGTTCTTAGCATTAGGCCTCCAATTACTTTCCTTTGTATACAGCTCTAATGCGCACTTGTATTCATCTAATGGAAGATTGGCTTTTGCATATTGTTTAGGTGTTTGTTGTATTTGAATACCATCATGTATTGGCGCTATGGCATAAGAGGCACTACTTAGCAATAGGGCGCCCGTAACACCTAACACGCAAGCAATCCGCGCCGCGGCTTGCGTTAAGCGCCTGAAGCGCTTTAGCAAGTTAAGTGTAATGGCCTTGTCAAGTTGATTAAACATTTGAGCGTTCTCCTTCGGCGTGTCATCTCATATAGTGAGACGATTCGGCTATCGGTTATCGGTCTTGTAAAAGCCTTTCCCACGAAATACAACTGCTGGTGCAGTCCAGATGCGTGTCATCATTCCCCCACATGAGCAGTAAATACTCTCTGGGTTGTCAGTGGTTTCATATATAGCTGCACACGTATCACAGCCGTAATCATAATTAGGCATATTTAATCCTCATTTCAATATGTTTAACTTTGTTACCCATGCTGTAATTGCACTTGGCACAAGCTGCAACTAAATTCTCTGGATGGTCTGTGCCACCTTTATTGACCGGAATTACGTGATCAACAGTATTGGCATCATCTCCACAATAAGCGCAACAATAATCATGAATCTTCAATATCAAGCGTCTGCGCCTTCTCCATAAAGCTGTATATCCATGCTTACCATGAGATACAGGCTTAATGCCAAGAATGATGGGATGAAGAACACCAAAGCGGCATCTATCGCCTGGGTATTGTGCGCCTAATCTAGGCATTTATTCCTGCAATCTGGCAAGTGCGGCACATGGTGTTTATCCATGATCCACATTGCTTGCATCTTTGAGGTTCTTGATTAGCTGCGTATGTTTGAAGGATGTTCATCAAATCCCCTAAGCGCATAAAAGCCAGGTATTCTTCCGCCCGCTCTGCTTGGCCGTTGCATCTCGAAACGACAAAGGCAAGTTTATCACCTTTGTTGCTTTCAGCTTGTTTAATCCAGGCTAATGGCGAAAACTCTGTGCGTGCTTTAATCTCGATTGAGAAAGGCACTCCAGTAATATCTTCGCCATTGCGGCCTGCGCCCGTAGATTCAGCTGCTGGATACCATTGTTTTAACCAGTCTGCCACGACTTTCTGCGTGCGCATGCCTCTATGTTTCCTATGCTGACTAGCCATTAACAGCGCGACATTTCTCGCATTGCCATTGGATTGGCTGTATACTAACAATTCGCACTGAATCATCAAAGTGCGGCATTTCGTTACACATCTGACAGATCAGAACTGGCACTTCTCCTAGCAAAGTTTTAGTGCCATCTGGTCTAGTTATCTCTACATATCCCATTTATTCAACTCCTTCCGGTAATCGGAACTTGCCTGTTGTTTTGCTCATTACATACCAAATAGGTGGGCATCTATCGCCCTTTGATGCACCACGCACTTCACACATTGCGCCTTGCCATGCTTTACCTGCTGCACTTACGCCGCTCTTTATTGTGCGCTCACCGTGTGAACATGTTGGAACTGGCTCTGCTTCACCAAAGGCTTGTTGCACCATCTCAGCTGCATCGGCCAGGGTTACGACAGGTTGCTTAGGTTCTTCGCTTACAAACTCATCCCAAGTGTTGTTAATTGCTAGTGGTGCATTGGCAATAGTCTCGCTTGCAATGTCGTTCTTTACTCTAGCGACTTTTCCCATTTCTTCACGGCTAGGCCTTTTGCCTTTAGCTGCATAACCTGCGTTTGCAAGCGCTCTACCGATTGCGCTAGTCTCACAATTCTCCAGTGCGCTAGTTGCATTAACGCCGCGATCAGTAATCTTCTCTTCAGCGTATCCGGTTGCGAACGCGACACCATCTGCAAAAGTCCGGTATATATACGCTTTAACAATAAATCTGTCATTCTGAAAACTCTCCAGTTCTGTGTCTATGCGAAAGTCTGGAAAGTCCTTGATGAACTTCTCCAGGCGAACTTCTACTGTTTCGTAATTGTCTAGGTTAAAAGCCATTTATTACTCCTTGTGTAGTGTTGCCGTTGGTCTTTGCATACTCTATCTGTTGATCTAATGAGAAGTATGAGCCATCAGCCCACTTAGATACATCTATTGCGCAGTCATTGCAGTAAGAACGTTTGCGCCCGTGGCTCTTGGGTAATTCGCTAATTACTGTCCAAGCAGCTTGTGTTGTTCCTAGTGGATTGTGGATGCCGAACCTGCTCTTGCAGTAATCGCACCAGACTCCATGCTTAGCCTTAGCCAGCATCAAGATTATCCCAGTCCATCGTTGCCAATTCTCCTGCGATAGTGGCGTAGTTGATAATGTCGAAGTAACTATCTTTGTGCTCAGCTTGCTCCGAGATACGACTGACCTTAAGCAATAACATACAGATTGCGACTTCGTGAGGGTCGATTGGATAACCAAGATATTCCGACCAGAGCCGTGAGATACGGAGCATAGAAACATTTGGTGATCCATACTCAATATCTCTAGTTGCTGCAATGAGTTGTGATTGTCGCAGGAATTCATCGCGCTTCATTTACTCGTATCCATAGGAATACGAATTAGTGAACGGCCAGCGTGCCAGCCTTCTCGCTTGCCTCTTGCGTGGCCTTTCCAATAGGCGATAAACACAACGCCTGGAGTTGCAGCTAATAACACAACTGCTTCAAAATAAGTCAAATCAATCATTTGTAGCCCCTAACTCATCCACAGCTCTTGTGGATTAAGTTAAGTGTGAACTACTTACAGGCTTATTTCAACCTCATAATGGCATATTTTGATAACGATTTGATAACGAAATCTTCGTCATATCCAAGCCATTCCTCGCCACAACAAGGGTCATCCATAGACTTTGCCCTCAAATTGGAATGAGCCATCTTTCTCGATGGGAACGGCTATTGGCAAGACACGCTTACGATCTGTGTAGATAACCCCAAAGCCTGCCTGCCAGTTGAAGGTGCCTTTAGTGTAGTAAGCCTGACGTGTATCCATCATATGGCCTACTTCAAAGCCTGTTAGCCGTGATACCTCTAAACCGCCTGAGGATTGCGTATAAGACGATATTCCTTGCCTGTGTGTATGTCCACAAACTACGCTCTTTCCATGCCGTTTGGCGGCTTCTAAGGCTGTTATGCCCCCTTGTGGCTTTGTGCTCTGCTCGTCTCCATGCACCATAATCCAGTTCGTGCCTGGTATCTCGTAAGGCTTCTTATGATAGGTAATGCCTAATTCTGGCAGTCTAAGGAAGTTTTCTATCTCTAACTCAGGTGCGCCTATTAGTCCAGGCAGTCTAGTAGAAATGGAGTTAAAGAGCCGCGCTCCGTGATTGGATCGTGAGAGCTGTGTGATTTGCAAGTCATACATGACTTCGACACACATGTCTCGGTCTCTGCCGATAGTCTTGGAGTGTTCGTCAAAGCCGGAACTCCAACGGCTGATTGTCTGAAAGTCAATCTCATCGCCCACGCAAAGAACTTCATCAGGCTTGAACTTGCGGATAAATGCTGCGACATTGGCTACTGCTTTCGGGTTGTGAAAGGGAACTTGTAGATCACTTATCACGACTATTTTCAAGGTTAGTCCTCGTCATCCTCATACGGGGTGAAGTTCGGATTGTCAGGGTCAAAGTCAATAGGCGTTGGTAGCAGCCAATCTGGGTAACTGGCCTTGTCCATAATCATTGCCATTGCAATATCAACAGTAAATCCAGCCTTGCGCAAAGCCTTGTAATACTCGTTCAGGCCGATGCAATACATCTCTAAAGGTGAGTATGTATCGTCTTGAACTTTAACTTTGCGTGCCATAGGAAAAGTGTTACCTATCTAACATCTGGATGATGGTATCAACACGCACTTCTAGGCGATTGACTTGATCTCGTAGTGATGAGCCACCATTGGTTTTAAGTTCACTTAGGTAGTGCTTAACAAGCCAGCGGACAGATGCCACAAACGCGGCAACAATAGTTACCAAGCTAACAAATAGTGCAGCCCAGTCTTGCGCACCCATTACTTCTGAATAACCAGGACAGATATTGTGTGTGTGCCGGCAGCAGCAATCGCATAGATAGCGTTTGTGTGGTTTTGTAGCACAACCTGGTCTCCAGCGTCTATTTCATATCCATTGGCAGTAGTTACATCTGCGCCACCAATATAGATTTTGCCATTAGTTGCGTGCAGGTGAACTTCCTCAGCTGCTAAGTCATTAGCAACGATGATAGATCGTGTTGTGGTGATTGTGTATTGTGCGCTAGAGATGCTCATTTCTTAGGTGTCGCATATCCGAATACGCCAGCCAAGATTGCCCATAACACAGCGCGATAATCAAGTGCAAAGTTGCTTGCAGCCCAAGCTGACAAGAACGCACCTGCGGTTAGGAATAGAGGGTGTTTCATAGTTTGCTCCCTAGCATAGGTATTTCAAAAAAAGAACCATCCGTGTCAGCCTTACCTTTATTGAAGGAGACGTGGATATGGCTGGTGTGTGGGTTTGACCCACTGTATTTACGCCATCTCCAATTAAGGATTCGACTAGCAATCTTGTGGTTATGAATGACATAAGATATTCGTTTAGCAGGGTCAGACTTCGCATATGCACGAATTTGATTTGCCAGGTAGATACTTTCAGATTTGTGGTCTGTGAGGTCTGAGTCAATGTCAAGGGCACGAACCCAGCCCGCAGCATCAGGCGTATGATCTGATTTACTGTCATGCTTAGCGTCTCCGATCCAACCGTCAGTTCTACGGTCGCGGTCCGGATACGTGTCATCTATTTGTTCGCGCAGCTGAATTGCGCTTTTACTCAGGCGCGGCTTCATCAGTTACCTCTGGCAATATCCAGCGACAAGTTGCCTCATCAAATCCAATGTGATTGTCTGGCTCTGGTGCAATAAACGCATCTCTTACTTCATCATAGGTATATCCAATGCCAGCATAGTTTTTACGTATGTTGCCATTGTATGAAGTCTGAATCCAAGTGCCGCCAAGACCTAAGTCTTGCGCTAGAAATTCCTGGCCTCTATGTTCTAAATCGTTTGAAACAACAAGAACACGTAGAACAATGTTGTTTTCATCTATCTCAGCAAAGTGTGCCATTAGATTGTGATGCTTCCTGTTGCAGTAAATTTGTAAATTCTATAACCACCAGTTGTTGTAACTGTTGGTGAACCTGTTGTTGATGTTGCTAAAGGGAATGTGTCTGGGTATCTAATAATTACAACACCTGAACCACCAGCGGTTGATGCACCTGAACCTAATCCAGAGTTTCCACCGTCTCCGCTATTGACTGTAGCCGTTGCTCCTGTTGCATTTGAACCAGTGCCAGCAGGTGAACCTCTACCGCCAGTTGAATAAGTAACGGCTGAGCCAGAATAACTGTTTGAAATTCCGTTGGTTGGTGTTGGAGCTGCGTTCCAACCTATACCGCTTGTTCCATTTGCTCCTACTGCTGAAGCACCACCGCCGTTAGCACCAGAACCACCATAGTTTGTGTCTCCGTTGTTGTTACCACCTGCATAACCTTCTCCAGAAACTCCTGTGCCGCCTGTATAGTTTGTGCCAGTTGCGTTTGATGAACCGGCACCACCGCCTGAACCACCATTTTTACCGTTTCCTGCTGATCCGCTAAATGGCGCACCGCCACCGCCACCGCCGTCAGAAACAACAACTGAACCGATTGAAGAATTAGAGCCTGTTATGCCAGGGAAGCCAAATGTGCCACCGCCACCGACGGTAATTGTGGTTGTTCCACTAATAGTTAAACCAGTGCCAGTTAAGAATCCACCTGCGCCGCCGCCACCACCACCAAGCAGTGTGTTACCAGGATTACCTGCGCCGCCGCCACCAGCTACAACTGTGTAATCAACAACTCTTTCGCCAGGCGATCTGTTGATAAAAGCACTTACGATATTTCCAATCATTACGCAATGGCTCCTACAACATACCAGCCATCGGTGCTTGTTTTGATACAAGCAGCAGATCGGTATTGTGCAAGGGTAGGAGATGCGGCTGTTCCTCCAGCAGATAAAACTGTGGTTGTTCCTGGGGTAACTGCACTAATTGTCAAAAGTCCTGCACCTTGGTTTAGCACTGTAATACAAGTTCCAATAGGAAAGGCTACTGAGGCGTTTGTTGGTATCTTAAACGCAACGGCAGTTGCCTTGTTCATTCTAATTAAACCTTGATAAGAATCATTAAGCACTGCTGTGTAATCGTCTGTCTTTGCTGCATCGACTGTAAACGTTACAAGCCCGTTAAACATCGCAGCTGAGAGAACGGTTCCGGTGCTTGCTGGAAATCCTGTTGCCATTTATTACCCCTTAATAAGTCATTACTGACGTGCCGATTATACCGTATAAAGAACTGCCTATGATGAAACTATCTATGATTGGCTCACTGGTTACGAACGTGGTATTCCAGGTTCCTGGAGTAATTTCGTGTGCGACTCCCATACATTGCAAAGTCTTGTCGATGACTGTGCCGTCTTGCCCTACGTTCTTAACACGGATGGTGTCAAAGAAATCTAGGGTAAGGGCAGCGGTTGTGCCTGCTGCATAGTCAGCAGTGTTTAGATCAAGAGTAAGGGCATCAACCCGTAGAGTGGTCTCTGCCCGTGTCGCAGTATAAGCCTGGGCTATATCTAAAGCCTGAGCGTCTGTCTGCACTAGAAGGTCTGTAGCTGTGTAAGAGTGTGGGAAATACTTAATTTGGCTGGCCGTGTTGCTTGCAGTCTGGGCTGTGCCACCTGCTCTTGTGATGCTGGTTGTGTTGATAATCAGCTTGTCATCTAGGGCAGTAACTATGTTGCGATATTCAATACCAGTGCCATCATTGCTAAAGAATGTCGGATTGACTCCGGACTTGCTTTGAATAGTTGCTCGGCTTAGGAACTCAGCATTGCCAGAAGGTAGGATGTAGAACGCACCTTGCTCTGAAAACTCCATGTTTTGAATGGCTTGAAGTGAGGTTCTAGTAGTGCCAGGATCAGCCTGAACGGTAGTTGAGCCTGTTTCTATATCACGCATGGATGCTGGAAAACCGATTGTGTCTAAAATAGCTGTAATGCGTGTGCCTGTGGTCTGGCCAGCTGTGCCACCTGTAACTGTGCTTACGCTGGACATGTTGAACAAGCGGAAAGCATCCACAAGTTCTATATCTACATAGCCAATGTTCTGCTCTTTATCCCAAGTGTAGTTATACGCAGTTGTGTAGCCTGAAAATAAAAACTCGCCATCGGCTGAAATACGCACCTTGCGCAAAGGAACAAGTTTTCCTGTGTAAGGTGAGGTTACCGAAGTCGGATTCCAATCACCATTCTGATCTAATACTCTTACCGTGGCTGTGCCAGCCTGAAATTCCTCTTGAAGCAAATTATATCCACGTCTGATTGCAACTCGATTAACTTGGTCTGATATGTCTATGGTGTCAGCCGCGGCATCTGCCAGCGTGTTAAACCCTAATACACCTTCGCCAATGATGAACGGGTAGCCAAATACCGCACCCGAACTAAAGTCGAAGGTAACAACTAGGGTGGGTGTTGCCACTACAAACCGCCTGCAAAACTTTGAATAGTGCTGTAATTATTCTTGTTGCCGTTGGCTGAGTTATTAACTGATGCAACTCCGATACCGTATTGAGCAGCTGATGGATCAATAATTATGCGTAGTTCATTAACAGCAGCGTTAGGATTGTTTGACACGAAGCGGCCACCGCCGCTAACTGTATTTGCAGCCGGCAGCCCAAAGTCTGATGGGGCGGTAATTCCATTATAAGTTGTATATGATTTTGTCGATGTTGGTGTTGCAAGGGTAGGGATTGCAACTTTAGGAGCACCTAATAGGGCTAGTTCATCTCTTATTTGTCTTACAGCTCCTAGTGCCGCTTTAAGGGCATTTGTGAAGCCACCTAGCGGATTGGTTGAAGATAACTTCATGGCTGCTATTTGGGAAGCCGATAACTGTTGGGCTAGGTTTCCAGCCTCATCAGCGTTTCCTAAAAGAATTGCTTGTTGAAGTTTAAGTCTAACAGTTTCATCGGCAGTTACTTTCCCCATAAGCGCAGCTGTATTTTGGATTAAATCCATGTTAAATAGAGTTTCAGATTTTTCCAGTAAAGCGTTCGCTTTGGCTAGGGCCGCCTGTGCCTTTTGTTCTTTTGTCTGTTTTTTCAGTTCAGCAGTTTTTTCCTTTTGACGCTTGACTGCTAAGGCATCGGCCTTTTGTTGTGTTTTTAACAGACTCATAAACTCAGGAGTTAGACTTGGGGCTTTCATAGCCATAGGATCAAATGGAGTGTTTGCGCCGCCGGATTCTCTCATATTTTGGAAAACACGGCCAAGAGTCAATTTATCTGTTGCCTGGACAAGTTTTACAACTGCCCCAGTCATAGTTCCCAGTCCTTGGATGATGTCAGATATTACTTGACCCATCTCTTTAATGTTCTTATTAGCACTTTCAATATCGCCACCACCAAAGGCTGATTTGATGGCTTTAGTCAAACCTTCACCAATAATTACTCTGGCATCGTCAGCCGCATTGGAAAGTATTTGGAATTGACCTGCTGGGGTATCTCTAAGACTTCTGTTAAATCCTTTGTATGTCGAGTCGAGAACCTTGACGATTGCAGCGGCTCTTTGAGCCTCTGTTCCGGTTGAGATAAGTTCTTTTGTTACATCATCAAGCACAAAGCCTGTCTTGGTAAGAGAAGCAAAGTTGCCGTTAAGAGCTTGTGCCAAGCCGTTGGTTGCAGCTTTAAAATCATCTGCTGTGGCTGCTGCACCCTTTTCAGCTGTTACATAGTCCAGGATTGCAGGAGTCAGCCTGTTGATTGTAAGGATTTGTAAATCAAAGGTGGCCAGTTGTGATTGAACCTGTGAAATGCTTCCGGCTGATACAACGCCTAGTTGTTCTAGGGCATCTGCTTGCCGTGTCAATATGGCAATTTGAGCCGCGCTTGCGTCATTGGTTACTTCTAATAATCGTGCTAAGCGTTGTTGTTGAGCCTCAGACTCTTGAAAGGCTTTTAAGGAAACCTTAGCAAAATTAACAACTGCTCTAGTTCCAAAGGCTATTCCAAACGCACCTGCAAGGTTTTTAACTGATTTGGTAAGTTTTTCAGTAGCGGTCTCGGCTTGCTTAAAAGCACCACGGCCTTTGTATTCAGCACCGATGCCAATCATCAAATTAGTAACGGCCATTAGTAACCTACCTTTGTTCTAAATTTATTGGCAGCATTTTGAATGGCTTTTAATACTGCGCCATTGGCTTTGCCGTTATCCTGATACCAGGCTTTGTAGATTGCTCTACCACGGAACTTGCCTGTGCCATACATAATTGGTAATTGTCTTATGAAGTTACGGCCAGCATCAGGGTTGTTAGAGTGTGAGAATTTCCTTTGTCCAACAGCCTTTTTAGGGCCAACCCATGGCTGACCATAAGGATTCTTACGCCCAGCAGTTTCAAAGATTGCACCGGAAGCAGACTTGTTGTTGATGCTTGCTAAATAGGAGAAGCCGCTACGGTTTGGCTTGGTTGGGGTTGTCTTATAGCCAATGCCACGCTTCATAATCTTGGCATCATAGACAGGCCAATTACCCGCTTTGCTGGTAGTTCTCCAGTTGCGCGGTGTTGATTGGGTAGGAATAAACCCACGAGCCTTTTGCACGATTGGCTTTAAGGCCATAGTCATTTCAACTTGTAATTCTTTGGCTAGATCAGGTTCAAACTTACGCAAAGATGAGCGCAAATCAGTTCCGCCTTGGAGCTGTGTTGTTGCCATTCATCTCCCTCGATCTATCCTTCATAGCCATCAAATAAGTCTTGAACATTCGCACATCCATGTCAATAAAGGATTGTGCCGCGATCCCCGTCTCTATGCTCATTCGTGCGATGAGATAATGAAGTGAATCGCGGGTCAGTCCAAAGGGTCATCATCAAGAACTTCCACACGCACGAGCGTTTCTAAAAAAGGTTCTCCGAAAGGTTTGACAGTTTCTCCGGATCTACGGATACACTCCCAAGCAAGCCAATAGACCGAAGTCTGTTTTTCTTCCTCACGAAAACATTTGTGCATACCCATCTTGGCGTATGCTTCAAATGCTACTTCTATCGCTGGTGTGATTTGGTGAGTAGTATCGCTACCATCCACCCGAACTATTCTTAACTTTGCCATGTTAGCCCTTTTCTGTTAGTTGTTTAGAATGTGCCTGTGCTTGCTACAACAGTTGTGCTGTTGCAGGTAAATGTGATGTCAAACGTAGCTTCATCAGCGACAGAGCCTGAAATATCTGGAATCGAATCAATAAGAATCGTTCCGGTATATAACTTATTGGTTGCTGAGATTGTTGTTGTTGGGTTGCCCTTTTCTTGAACTGCTGCAAACGCTACGGTTGTTCCGTAGTTAGATTGTAGAGTAGCAAGGACTGAGCCTGCTGCTGTGTCATTCAAGAATGATACTGTGATGGTGTCAGCTGAAAGTCCGGTAACGAACTTGTGCGCTGTGTCTCCCATTGCAGTAACTTCTAATTGGTCTGCTTGGCGGTTTAGTGTGAAGGCTGTAACGTGATCTGATAGATCAACTGTTGCAATCTTGAAGCCAACTTTGTTGTTTAAGAAAATTGCCATTGTTTATTCCTCGTCTTTCTTGGCTGGTGCCTTTGGGGTGGATTCAATTTGACCAATCTTTTTCAGAAAAGCCAAATCCTCAGGTGTTAGATTATTGGTCATTTTTAACTCCAACTCGTAAGAATACTCACACGTATTTCCGTTGTGAGAAGGTCTCCAGCTGTTGTATCAACTGATACCCCAGACACAGAGCCAATGTTATAGTTTAGCGTAGACGCAGCTAGTTT